CTGACCCCCGGCATGAAGAGCGAGTTCGCGCTCGCCTACCAGCCGCGGTACGACGGGATCGTGAAGGAGCTCGGCGACGTCATCTGGCTCGACGCCACGTCGGACAAGCTCTTCGAGGTCTACGGCATCGTCGATTCCGCGGTGCATCCCGCGCGCTGGGATCCGGGCCGGACCATCCCCTCGAAGAAGCTGGGCGGCACGAACTTCACCATCACGAACCGCGACTTCGGCCGGCGCGTCCTCCTGCCCCGCAACTTCGACGACGAGCAGACGGGCCAGCTGATGAACGTCGCCCGCACGACCGGCTCGCGCTGGGTCCTCCTCCCCGAGCGCATCTTCTACCAGTACATCCAGGTCGCCACGGACCCGGATCTGCTGCCCGCCGTCCCGAACTCCGCCGACGGCAACGCGCTCTACCTGACCACGTCGCGCTACGGCAGCTCGACGGGCAACGGCGTCAGCCAGACCGGCTCGACGACCACGCAGAGCGTCATCACCGACCTCTACTCCGGCGTCCAGACGTTCCGGAACTTCCAGGACACGGAGAGCCAGCCGTTCTTCGACGTCGCCCTGACGCGCGACATCAGCGTGTTCTACGGGACGTCGCTCACCCTCGTGATCGAGCAGGTGGCGAACCAGGCGCTCACGCACTCGGTCGTGAGCTCGACGGGCGCCGCGGTCTCGAACGTCGCCATGTACGGCACGATCAACTGGAAGTTCATCGGGAGCCAGAGGATCACCACCTCGCGGCTGTTCCTGTTCCTCCGGAACCTCCCGAACGAGCTCCGGCCGATCGTCCGCCAGGTGCGGAAGGGGATGACGGCGGCCCAGGCGAACTGGGACATCTCCGACTACACCCGCGACACGGGCGAGCCGTACTGGCAGTTCCACAGCCGCGAAGGCTGGGGTTCCGCCAACGCGCGCGGCACCGTCCGGATCGCGTAGGCCGCGACCATACTCGGGTTTCAACTGGGAGGCGATATGGCAGGCAAGGACAGAGAAGGTGCATCCTCGGATGTCGGATCGTCCGTGATCTCGACGGCTCCCGCTCCGGGAGCCAGCCGCGTCGCGTCGAGTCCGCTCACGGTCGACGTCATCCGTGACCCCGCCGAAGGCATGGCCCTCTACTGGTGCGGGACCCTCCTCATGGAGGGAGATTTCGACTTCGAGGTGCCGGCGACGCTCCAGGAGATCGACGGCGGAATCGTCTCCGAAGGGGACGACGGCGGATTCTGCAAGCCCATCAAGACCACGGCGTGGAAGCAGTGGTATCCCGGACCGGGGAAGCCGAGCTTCTGGGCCGCCCGGAACCGCTACTTCCAGCAGCTCGACGTGACGGGCCTCTCCTTCCCGGCGTTCAGCGAGGAACGCGGTCGAGATGCGGCGAACGAAGACGTGGGCCACAAGTACGCCTGGCCCGGCTGCATCTTCGCCATGAGCGACTCGGACATCAAGAGAGTGCTCGAGAGCGTCCAGAACCACGCGATCCGGCCGCTCGGGCCGGCGTGGCACTCCTTCCCCGGCGCGAAGGTCGTGAACTACAAGCACGCCCACATGCCCGGATGCCCCGGCGGCCGCCTCCTCACGGCGCCGTACTGCCAGAAGTGCGAGGACATCGAGAAGGCGATCGCGGACTCGAAGAACGAGCGCCTCCTGCCGCAGCGCAACCAGGATCCGGAGTACCGCCACCGGGAGGATCTCCCGATCTCGGATTTCATCTACCTGCTCAAGCTCGGGGCGTCCTGGGATACGCCCCGCGACCTCTACACGAGCCTCGTTCCGACGATGGCGGAGTTCATCAAGAAGCAGCCTCCTTCCCTCTCGCGCGACCTGAACAAGGCGCCGAAGGGCGGGGCGGCGTAACGAAGGGGGTCCGGACCGATGGCACCGCCGACCAGAGCGCAGATCGAGTCGGCCTGGGCGGCTGGCATCAAGCTGGTCGACCAGATCTTCCGCTTCGGCTCGAAGAACGCGACGAACTTCGTTTCGCTGCTCCAGACGCTGCAGCCCCTCCTCTTCGGGGATTGGTCGAACGAAGCGACAGACGTTGCCTCGGCGATCAGGAGCACTCTCTCCGGCAGCTGCTCCCGCAGCGCGATCCAGTCCTTCATGCGCGCGTTCATGAAGATGTACGTGCAAGGCGTGATCGGCCGGACCGACCTCTCGACCGACACGGCCATGGCGGCGGAGATCTACAAGTACTTCATCGACAACCGTCTGCGCGTGCCGAGCAGAGGGATCACGTTCGGATCCCCGACTGCCGCCGCGGCGAACATCGGAACGAGCCAGCTCCTCCGGTTGACGACGGATCGATTCAACTTTCCAATCGAAGCAGCCTCCCTCGACGCGAAGAGGTGCCGCTGCATCCTCGACCAGAACACCGGAGCACAGGGTCAGGGCGGTGAATCCTGGTACCTCGAAGGTCAGACCCCTCCCATCGATGACCTTCAGCGTTCCGGAAGCGGCCTGACCACGACGCTGAAGGGAATCACGTCCGACGATTCCATTCTCTCGAATCCTGACTTCCGGAACTTCACCGCGACGTCACCGGTCACTGGCGGTCTCACGACGACGCTCACGGACATCACCGACTGGACCTGCACGCCATCCGTTTCCGGCACCACCTATCAGCTGGACAACTACGCGAACAACATCTATCGGGTGCCGCCCTCAAACAGCTTGGCCGGTGCTTACTCGCTGGTCCTCCTCGCCACCGCGCTTCTCACCCAGAAGCTCTCGCTCCGGAACAAGAAGCTGAACCAGGACCTGCCGTACGCCCTCGTCATCATCTGGAACCGTCAGATCGGGGCCGCTAGCGGCACGCTCAAGATCCGGATGGGGAATACCGAGACGGTGGTGTCGGTGTCGGCGCAGACGGGATGGCAGGTCACGGTTTGCCCGCCGAACCGCGGCTGGTCGAACTGGTACCGCGTATTCGCCGAGGATGATCTCCAGATCGACATCGACTGGACGTCGACGGGCGGCAGTCTCTACATCTCCGAGATCCTGCTCTTCCCCTTGACGCCGGCGACGTCCGGGAACGGGTTTGATGGCTACTTCGCGGTGATCCCGAGTTCCGCGCCGGTCTGGAAAGCGCCCAGGATTTTCGACGAGTTCAACTTCGCGGACATGGTCACGGGATCGGACGGCATCAATCAGCGGACGCTCGGGTTCGCATTCCCTGGATTCTATCTTCCGTCGAGCGTCACCTCGGGAATCACGTTCGCAGACGCATAGGAGTCAACAATGGCCGATCCAACCAAAACGAAAACCCTCACGGTCGCCAACGGCGGGACGACCTCCAACACCGCCGACCTCGGCATCGTCGACGGGAACCAGGAAATCGTCGGCCTAATCGTCGTCGGGACGATCCTCTCGACGACGATGACCTTCAACGTCTCGGACGATGGCACCCTCTTCCAGCAACTCCAGACCCAGGCCGGGTCTGCCGTCTCGATCACCGTGGCCTCGAACAAGAGCGTCGGCCTCAACCAGGACACGCGCGCGCAGCTCGGCCGCTGGCGCTACGTCCAGGGCGTCATGGGTTCGACCGAGACCGGCGGAGCCACGATTCGTCTCCTCGTGAAGTAAGGAGGGCCGGATGTCCCTCGACGCGAACGTCCAGTCGCGCTGGTCGGCGCAGATCCTGATCAACGCCTCGAACCCTCAGAACTCGACGTCGACCACGATCGACACCACGAGGCTCACGAACGCCGAGACCGACGTCCAGGCTGCGTTCAAGGTCATGGCCGGTGTCGCCTACGACGATACGGATGATCGGCACGTCCTGTACGCGGTGGAAGGGGTCCTCGTCCGGCTCCTCGTCCTGACTGGCCAGGCCCAGCTCGAGACCTGGACGGATTGGAAGAAAGCCCTGAAGTTCGAACTCGGGAAAGTCACCGGCCGGGATCGTATTGCGATGTCCACGCGCTCGAAGATGCGTCCCACGGAGGAGGCGCCGGGCGCGAAGCCCATGGCCGACATGTCCGCGTTCGGCAAGCTCAAGCCCAACACCCCGGCGAGCAACCCGTCGGGAAGCCGGGATTATCTCTCGGACTCATAGACATGGCCGGTTACAGCGACGTCCAGAAACGATGGCTCAAGGTCCTCGAGGACCTGGACCGGGCCCTCGACCAGCCGAACGCGCCCAGGAAGAACACTGAGGGCCTCATGACGCGCTGGGGAGCGATGATGGTCGAGGTTTCCCAAAGGGCGTTCCTCGATCAGCGCCTGGGCGACGTCGAGTGGCCGCCGCGGTATCCGGGGATGGAGGCGCCGATCATCAACATCGCCGGCGCCCTCTCCGACTTCAACGATGGGAGATCGAAGCCGAAGCCGAACCGGTTCCAGGACCGGCCCGCAGCCGTGGACGAGGGCATGCGAGGCGGCCTCTGGGGCTCCGTGTCGTTCCGGGCGGAGAAGACTTCAACCGAGGCGGGATCGAACAAGCCGTATGCCGGGCGCGTCCAGAACGGTGGGCGGTCGACCATCCGGATCTCCGAGGAAGGCTATCGCCGCGGCCGCGACTGGCTGGTCGACAAGAAGGGGAACTTCCGGAGCGGACGGGAGGGATACTTTCCGAAGCTCTGGCCGGCGCTCTTCCGAAGGTTCCACAAGCAGACGGTCCTTCCGAGACCGTTCGTCGGCATCACCGACGAGCTCGCCAAGGACATGATCCGCGAGACCTCGAGGTACTTTGAGCGCGAATCCGGTCTAGGAGGCGGTCGCGTGTCTGCGGCCGTATAGCGGTGGCAGTAGCCGATTCCGGGAGAATCATCTTCGTCCCGGGAAGACTTTCGTGGAACGGGACGGAGATCGGGACCTGTCGCGGGATTCGCTTTC